GAAATATTCCCGGTACGCTTTGTAGTCATTCCCGTCCGCGTCCTGCACCGTTACCTTGCCGTCGTCTTCCCGGGTTACGCCAACAGAGCTTGAACCCTTGGGGTAGATCAGGTGGCACAAATCAGGTCCGGGCGCAATGAGGTACATCGAGGTAAGGTTGTTTCCTGTTCCACCGGCGTTGATGACGTTGGGATCGCTTAGAGAGTTCCGCCTGGACATAAGCCCGGCGAATTCATCGGGCTTGCCTTCGTCGCCGTAGATTATGGTTTTCGCCTGCGTCAACCCCATACCCTTGATAATCGCAAACGCTTCCGATTGCCGGGCGGCGTTGATGTTCCCCGAGTGTTCCAGCATCGTTGCGTCCACAAGGGAGTACGCTCCCAGGACGGCGATCCGATCCTGGATCATCTTGGTCTGCGTTGCGACCTTCTTCACGCCCTGGTTGTAGATCCGGTGGGATCCAACCGGCCCGATAGTCCGCTGGACCGTAGTGTTGATCGTCCCGTTGTTCGCTTCGCTGGCAGGCATATCGATCAAAAACTCGTTGAGGAGCCTCATCAGCTCGATAATGCGAAACGGTTCAGGTTGATTGGCACGCCGGACAAGTTCCAGCGCGGTCATCTGATCCGTCATATTCAAAGTGGGCATTCTTTGCTCCTACTCCTAGTATTTGAACCCGCCGCCCTCCATGACGGATTTTATTCCCCCGGAGGAAGACGCGTCGCTCATCGGGCTGCCCGATTCCCGTTGCGCCGCTCCCAGGGCAATAAACGCCTTGACGATGGCTGGGTTACCGGCAAGCCCCGTAGACAGCAGCAGCTGTTGAACACCGCTCGATCCCATCCCCCGCTTCATCAGCTCAAGGGTGGTCTCGTATTTATCGCCGTACTCTTTTTTGAGGGCGGCGTCGGTGTCGGCCATCTGTGCGGCCATAGCCTGCTGGCCTGCGGCATACTGCCGGGCTGTACCTTCCGACACGTGCTTCCACAGCTCCTTCGCCTGCGCGTCCGTAAGGCGCGCCGCATGGGCCGCGGCAACAAATGTCCCTGCGTTTTCCTCTTTGGCCACAGCATACTGATCCGGTTTCTCAGGATACCCCAATTTCTTCCAGAACGCGGTTACTTCCTCCGGGGTTGCTTTCTCTCCGGGGATATCGGACTTCTTGGTAAGCTCGAAGTAACTCTTTGCAAAGTCGTCAAGCTTTTCAAAGCCCGTAAGCGCTTTGGAATACTCCGGGTTTTCCCGGTACTCTTTCGGCAGCTGCTGGGTCCACGCGGCAAGTTTTGTCTCGGTACCCGTTCCGCTTCCCTGCTGGCCTGTGGCCGCCTGGCCTTGGCTGTTCAGGTCGCTTCCCGGTTGGGAGTTAGCCGGTTCCGTTTGTTGGCCAGTCGGGTTGGCGGGCGGAACACCCCCGTTACCACCGGACATTACATCGCTTAAATTTGGCAAGGTATTACCCCTCCTCGTTGGTTTTTTCTAACTTGTCCAGGAAATCCGGATCAAGTTCGGTATAGACGTTTACGCCCGCAAGGCCCAAACGTTCGCTTAGAAAATACTTCGCGTATTCGTTCATGGCGCGATCGCGCTCGTTTCTGCAGGCGTCAAAAAAACACCAGTCGCCTAACAGTACACGGATTACTTCCAACCCCTCCGCGGTCAGGAACAGTTTTCGGAATATTTTCTGGTGTTCTTTTGGTTTCTTGCCGTTTATGTTTCCGGCGCGTAACACAAACTTAAAAAACTTTCTCATCCAAGCGCCTCCTCCATCTCGGCCATGGGGCTTCCAGGATTCACCGGCTCGTTAAGATTTTTGTAGTTCTTCGCCAGCAGCTCCTGCGCCTGCATCTGCCGTTCTGCCTGTACCATGGCCGCCTGCTGTTCGGCACGCGCCTGCCGCAGCGCCTGCACGTCGTCGTCTTCCCGGATTATCAACTGGCTTGCCCCTGCGGAATCGAAACCCCGCTTAACAATCTCCTCGGTGTTGACGTAATCAAACGCCTGCGCAACGTCCGGAACCGCTTTGGCAATGTTCGCCAGCACTCCCATGATCTGCAGCCCCTGCATAAGGCCGCTTGTCTCGTGCGCCCGCTTTTGCGCCTGAGCAAGTACGCCGATAAAATCGACTTTCATGGCCGTTTGTGTTTGCTGTAGCGCGAACGGCAATTCCGGAAAGCGTTCCTGCCGGAAACAAATGTCCACGCTGCGCTGGATGATTTTCTGCAGTGCGTAGTTGAAGTTGGACACCATGGTTGAGAGTACCGCAGCTTTCTCCCCCTGGAGTTCCACCACCGCGGTAGCGGTCATCTGGCTTAGATTCATCTTGGAAAGCATCAGAAAAAAATCCACGTGGAACCACTCCTTGATCCGCTCTTCCTGCTGTTGGGTAATCTCCAGGGTGATCGGGAAATTGACCCCTACCTGTATCGGCGCAATCACTTCGCCGGCGTGGGCATAGTAATTCCTGCCGTCCGGAACAATATCTTCCGCGCCCTGCATTTGTTCCGGAACGTTGAGCGGCGGCTGTGCGCTAAGCTGCGCTACATCCAGCCGGGCGGCTTCAAACTTGTGCAGCAGGCTTACGTCACTCATGGCCATCATTGCGGGCCCTATCCCGTATTTTTTTCCCGTCAGCCGTTTCCAGAAATACACCGCGTAGGGAAAATCGTCGTAGCCTCCTTCCCGGATAATGTGTTTATGATCAAGGTCTACAAAGACCGATGCATAGGGGAACTTGTTTGGCGTGTAGGCGCCCTTCTCGTTTTTGGACGGGTACACCGCGTGGAGGATCCGGATCTGCTTCTTCCCCGGATCCATGTGCGGTAATAACCACTCTCTCGTGATTTCGTCGGCAAGTTTTTCATACCCGAAATACGCCGCGGCGTTCTCCCAGGTCATGTAGTATTCCCGGAATATCGTGTCCACTTCGTCGTATTCGTTGGTGTCCAGGTACAGTTCCCGGATGTCCATGTTGGAGGTACGTATCCGGCGGTCCTGGATTTGCTCGTCAATCAACATCACCGCATGGCCGAAGGTCGCCGCGTTCTCGATAAAGCCCGGTATCTGGGCGTAGAGATTGCCCTTGTTGTAAGCCCGGTAAAGTTCCCCCTCGGCTTTTTCCAGCCAGTCTTTGACGCCGTACTGGTCCAGAAGCTCGGCGTTTTCCAGGCCCAGTTTAAGCCAGAGGATATTCGGGTTGACGGAGTAGCCGGACACCCCTGCCACCAGTGTTTCCATGAAGTTTGACGGCCTGCTTGTGATCCGTGTGGGGAGTATGTATTTCTTGTCGGAGCTGTCCTGATCCCGGGTAAAACTCAGGACCGCAGACGAGACAAATTCCTGTGCGGTTTCCCAGTCCGGCTCGAACGCCTTCCGGGCCTCTTTGAGCTTGTCAAGTTCTTTGCCCAGGGCCTCTGCTTTTTCCCGGCCTTTCAAGCCTGATTTCAGGATCATGGCCCAAATTATTTTACATAAGTCAAGAAACCTTAATACTTTTTTGCAAAATTTCTGTGATTTTCCGGTTTTTTTTGGCTAATATCCGTTTTTTTTCAGGTCTTCCAGGGTGTTCCGGCGCTTTGGAGGGGTAATGAACCCCGCCCGCTGGGCCGCCAGACGCCGCATGGGGTACTTGATTTTGCCCGTCATCACCCCGTACCGTATCGCGTCCGCCAGGTGATCCTCCAGTTTGCTGTCCACGTCCTCCGGCTTGTGGGGATCCGGCAGAAGCACCGGCATTGTCCGGATGGTGTGCAGGCAGGTATCAAACACCTGGAACATCGGGCGGCCGTATTCATCGTCGGTTTTCATAAGGTCATGGAGTTTTATCCAGCCAGACTGTCGCTCGTTATTGGCTTTCTCGCAGCGGAACCCCGCTTTCCGGAACTCCTCCGCAACCGCCAGATGATCGTCATCTTTCGACCAGCAAGCCGGATCCATGATAATGTCCGTTACCCCTTCCATCTCCGCGTCCTGTTTCGCCCTCCGCGCAACAACGGGCGATCCTTCCCGGACGCCTTTGTTGACTTCGCCGGGCAAACAGCCGTATATCTCCCCGTACTGGATCACCTTGCCGTCCCCGTTCACCGCAAGCTTGACCAGGGCGTACGGCTTATTGAATCCCCAGTCAAACGCATAGAACTTGTACCACGCGCCTTGAATAAGCGTAAAAGGTTTTATCACGTGCCGGTCGCGGCGCCACTCGTCGAAGTACTGCCCGGCAATCACGTCCCAGTCGCCTTCTCGCAGCGCGCGCCGCAGATGTTCCGGCAGCCGGTTAAGCCGTTTCTCGTAATCGGGATCATTCCGCATAAGGATTTGATTGTCCTCAAGCTTCGACGGTATGAAACAATGACTTATCCCCTCAGCGTCCTTGTATATTTTTTCCGGTTCAAATCCGTTGATAAACCGGTTCTTGATCCAGGCATGGCCGACGCCGCCGGGGTTTGCGGTTCCGCGCATGTAACACTTTGCGCCGGCTGCGGAACGCGCGCGGCTTGACATATACACCCACTGGAAATCGGTGGCGTAGTTTCCCAGCTCGTCAAACCCTACCCACGTGTACTGGTGGCCCTGGTAGTGCTGCACGTCGTTTTCATGTTCAAGGGATCGCAACCGCAGCCATGCGCCGTTGGGAAAAGTAAACGTCTTTTTCTGTTCGTGATATTCCGCGCCGATGGGCAAGTACAGTTCCTTGGCCCGTGCAATAACCTCTTCCAGTTCCGGGTAGGTTTTCCGGAACAGTATGCCGCGCCAGGCTTTGCCGTACTCCGGTATCCCCCCGGCGAAATCGGCCAAAAGAAAATCCGTCTTGCCTCCGCCCGCGGCGCCGCCAAACAACAATTCAAACGCCGGGCACTCAAGCGCTAACGCCTGCCGCGCCTGCGGATACCACACAACGTTTTTCCCGTCCTGCTTTAATTTAGTAACGGTTGTCTCAATGCTCATTGATTTCTCCTTTCTGGTTTATCACCAGCACGTTCACTACGGTGGTATCGCCGCCGTAGGTCTGTACCTCACCCTGTATTCTGCCAATAAGTTCCAGTTGCTTTGATAACGCGTTGGCCGTATCAATAATGAGTTTCCGCGGATCGCTGTGGCGGAACCGGATCGACGTTGTCCTGATGTTGGCCGCTTCGCATTTCGCCAACAGGTTATTCAACGTATCGTGCCCGGTAATGTGGTTCTTCCGGTTCTTGGGATCCGGGATTCGATAGGCAACGTCGATCTCCCATGCCTTGGGCCCCAGCTCGTACCGGTTCGGATCGTCGGGATGCTGTAGGTATTCGTCGCACGCGTCATAGAGTTTCTGCATCCGCGTCATAACTTTTGTAATCCGGTCAAGCAACGCGCTCCCGTTTTTCTCCGCATCCTCGGCCATCACCGCGGCAGCCTGCGCGGTAAGTTTGTCATTCATGTACCTGGTTATGCAGGCGTTTGTTAAATCAAACTGCTTCGCTATGTTTCGTAAAGATTGCTCGCCCTTGACCATCGCCGCGATAATATTCTCCCGTTCCGGATGAGTGTCGACCGTCCACCGGCGGCCTTGCGGAGCTTTATTTTTTGCCGGCATCATGTTTTTCCTGTTGGGGATGTGTTTCCCGGTACATCCGGGAGAGTTTTCTTGAGAGCGTTTCCTCCAGCCTTACCCACTGCGAGTCCTTAATGTCTTCCGACAGGTACGGAATAAACAGCGCGGT